GATAGAGGCTTTGAAGTAGTTGGAGATGTTAAGTTTTTGGATTTAATAAATGAAGATGGAGAGCTTACAGTGATTGGTTCTGTTATAGATTGTAGCACATCTCATACGGGAGCAAGATTTATACAATGGCATCACACCTTAGACACTCAGCAGTTATTGGATGCAGATGAGGCAGGGGATGATGATTTGCGACTTACAAAGCCAGCACTAGACAACGCCTTAGAGTTAATGACTAAATGAGAGTAAAATCTGAATTAGGACTAAAAGCTGCACAGAAGCCGTTTAAAGGTGATTTATGGTATGGCATGGGTTCATCTACTCAAAGTAACTTTAGCGCAGAAAAAAGCCAGCGTAAACGTCCGTATCGGTCTGTTAGGTTTGGCTCATCTGTTAAAGAGTGGTTAGTGTGTAAAAAAATGGTATTTTTAAGAGAAAACGGCTATACTTACGGAGGTATAGCAAAGTATTTAAACGATGCAGGTATCAAGACTAAAGCAGACAGGCCGTGGAATTACAACACTGCACGGTTTGTGACGCTAAGAGCAAAAGAGGAAATCGAGAATGGACGAAACGATTAAGCACAAAATAAAACAATCATACAACAGGTTGAGTGCCTTGTTAGTTTTCATAGCTAACGCATTCACATTAATGTATGTGGGCGGCATGGCATACAATGACGCTCTTTGGTTTGGTTCGGTAAGTGGTGCTTTCACATATACCATACTCTCCACAATAGCAGATTCGCAAGATTTAGAAGAATTTGCAGAGAGAAAGAAAAAACCTTCGGGTTATCAAAATCAAGGAATGTTCAGTAATGCTATGAACTATATGGAAAACAGAACAGGCTGGGACATGAACCGTGACGGTCATGTAGGGCAACCAATCCCACCTAACATGATGCCATATCAGCAATACCAACAACAACAGCAACAACCAATGCCTATGCCAGCACAGGCTGGTGGATATATCAATCCAAACACTGGTGAGTTGTTAGAAGCGGAACAAGGACCGCACATTGATAAGATAGCTAAGAAGGGTAACAAATAGTGGATGAGGGTCTAATTTTTGCATGGTTTATCGCAGTAGCGTTATGCGTTTCAGCAGCGATTAAGAGAGCAAAAAAGTCAGCCTTTAGCGATTATAAAATAAGAAGTTTACAAGGAAAGGCAGCAGCGCAAGTATTTGGTGTTTTAGGACTTATAGTATTTGGAGTAGGTCTAATGATGTACAGTGGCTTATTGGCCCGTACAGAGTACATTGTAGGGATATCAGCACTTACGTATGCAGCATTTTCACAATACAGTCCTGTTAATGGGGCATTATCTTTTCTTACAGTAGCATACAAAACAGAGTTTGCTATAGATGATTGGGTAAGAATCTCTAATGAAGCAGGACAAATAAAAGGAAAAGTCAAAGATTTTAGTTTGAAGGGCGTAAAGCTTAAGACGTTCGACATGTCTGAGGCAATTGTCTCCTGTGACGAATTGCTTCACTCTGTCGTAGAGAATTTGACACCTTCAGACATATTCAGATGGGAGACACCTGTTTCTATTTCTAAGATGGTTCCTGTTAAAAACATAGAAAATACGGTCAATGCCGTACTTTCTCAGCACAGTTTAGAATCATTAGTAGACGAGGAAGGGTTTGCACAGAAAGCATACATTGAGTTTCATGATGACAAGCTAGATTTCAAACCTAACTTTCGTAGGATAAGTATATATACGTATCATCCAAAATGGATTCCTATGCCTGATGGAGCGGAACCAATCGGATACGAGGTCGCTTACCAACTCTCTAGGGAGTTTAAGCGTGATATGTATGAGAAGATGGATTCGCAAAAGAATGCATATGTAGATGTGGTGAGACCATGAGATTCATAAGAAATATGTTGTTTAGCACTGGTAGGTATCCTAGCACAATGGGTGCAGGAGGCCAACAAGACGTAGAGTTTTGTAGATACATAGAATGGGTTTGGTTCAAAAGATGTGTATGGCTTATGGGTATAGGCCTTGCATTTGGTGGAATTGGACTTTATGTAGGTTATTATTATGATACGGTAGTTACAGAATACGGTATGGCAATATGGGGAGTTGCTTGGTTATACAATGGATTCTTGATGTTTGTCTTAGCTGTAAGTGTAATATTATCAACAATCAAAGCATTGGTAGTCAAAGCGTTTATCAGTCCAGAAGTGCAGGTAGGACAAGCTGCGACAAGGACTGCACAGATGATGAGAAAAGGTGGACTATGAAGATTAAATGGATTAAAGAAATGATTGACCTTGTGAAGGAACACAAGAGGAGGAACGCTTAATGGCAGGACCGCCACAGATGACGACCCTAGCACGAAAACCTCAACACACACAACCTGAGGAACCCCAAAGAGATGTGGCCCCTGCCCCTAATGTTCTTACAAGACAACCAGTTCAACAACAGATGATGCCTAGTGCAGAAACTATGTCTGATGAAGAATTGGACTTGTATGTAAAACGTCTCAGTATGAGGCACAAAAGGCTATCACGAAAGTGGTGGGGGTTAAGGCGGAAACATGGCAAAGACGAGTGTCCTTATTGTGGCATGCTTACGGGGGGCGGATTCTGTAAGTTACACCAACGTGACTATGATGAGTATCTCTCGGCTTTGTCAACCCGTCAGAATAGGAGGTTCGGATTATGAACATTACAGTTACAGTCGAAGGACTTGACAACTACGAAGTATATTGGAGGAAATTATGAGTGGATACGCAGGAAGCCCATCAGGATACCTAAACCCTGTAGCGGTAGATAAGATACAGCATCCAGATTACGATGCGAAGGCAGCAGAGAATACGACGATGAGAATGGTACAGTACTTGTATCCCGTCATTAAAAACTCTGTAGAAATGTTAGAAGCACTATGTAAGGAAACAGATGTACAAGTCCCTACAGATTTAGCAGACAATATGGAATTTTTAAAGACAGTCTATAACACACAGATAGACTGGCATCCTAGAACTATGTATGGTGACGAGGCTGCGGAGGAGCTTAATGCTCGTCTCACCTTGCATGAGGAGTGGGCTACAGAGGACAATGCACATCATAGCGTATTGAATTGGCAGAATCCTTACGGAAGCGATGGCCAACTTCAACAAGCTCCTGCCGTGACTCAACAACCAATTATGCCAAACCCATATATGCAGCAGCAAATGCCTATGCAGGGTGGGGCTAGTATGTTTAAGCCGTGGACATGGTTCGGCGTAGGCGGTGCAGCAGCCACCCAACCTCAAGCTTGGCAGTTACCACCTCCAGCGTTAGACACACTAGCTAACGGAGAACAGTTCTATACAGCAAATGGCGGAGGACCTCCACCATTGGCACAACAGCAAGGATACCTTACGTTACCAGTCGGAGCAATCGGCTGGAACATGGCAGGACAACCTATCGACATGAACGGTATGGTTGTAGCAACTACTGGCGAAAAGTTGATGAATACGGCGCTCAGTAGGATTCTGTAATGGCAGCAATATACTGTTCAGCATCACAAGTAGCAGAGTTTCTTCAGGTAGATAATTTTAGCGGTTCTACTACTCCGACAACGGCAGTTGTAGAGTCATTTATAGAAATGGCACAAGAAAGAATAAATCAACTTACAGACCACGCATGGAATGACAATGCAGCCACAAGAGGTAATGTTACAGAAGAACGAGTAAGAATACAACGTGTGCGCAATCAGGGATTTAACGTGTACGGTAGAATACAATTAAGACATTTTCCTATTTTGGCTTTAGACAATGGTCAAGGAGATTTATTGAATATTTGGCAAGATTCTGCATATGTAGATTATTTACATCCTTCATCTGGTAAAACAGGAAGTGGTACTCCTACAGATATAGTTGGTAAGGATTATTGGCAAGATACACACAGAGGAACTATTTACATTGCTAATTATAATACGATAAACAATTTAATTGGCAGCCCTAGTGATGTAGATGCTTATGTAACTTACAGATATGCAACTGCAACTACTCCAGCAGACATTACATTAGCTACAATATATTTTACAGCATCTACGATTGCAATGAATGATGATTTAAATCTTATGCAAGAGGCAGATGATTCTATGGATAATGCTACTAAATCTCAGAAGTTTGAAGAAATGGCAATGAAAATTCTTACAGATAATAAAAGATTAGACCGCAAATTCACAATGGCAAGAGCAGTTGGTGGATTAGGTGTAGGTAACGTGGTGTTGCCATAATGTCTACGACTTACGCACAATTAGATGACCCTGTTACTACTGTATCTAAATTATTAGATACTAATTGGACAAGTGCAAGAACGGATAGTACAAAGCCATCTATTGGTGACACTTGGGATTTAAACAAAGTAAATTTGAAAAATACAGATGTTGTTAGATGTTACGAAGTAGCAGCTACGCATGATTTTCTAGGAGTTGGTAATGGCCTTGACAAAGGTACAGTTACCATTTCTATAGATATGGCAACTAAGGTAAGTAGGTCAAGACTTAGAAAACTTTATTCAGAAGTAGTTTCTATAATTAGAAACATTAGAGCAGGTGCTATAACACTTGATAATACAAGTGAATCTAATGGCACTTATGCAGAGATAAAATTATTATCTCGTGTAGACCAGTCCGACAAAAATCGTCGCTGGTATCGTTACGTTCTCGATTGTGAAATCACAAGTTACGAGGCGGTGGTATAATGGTAAGAAAAGCACAAGATATACAAGCAGCATTTGAAGTAGAGGACAGTTATGGAGACGCTCCAGACACAGAACTCTTTCACTTAGGTCTACTGGACACATTTGACCCAAGACAGGTAAACATGAATATTACACCTGTACCAAGTATTGGGCAGTCAACAGATGCACATCATGCGTCTGGGCCGATTGACGTTACGTTACCTTTGAAGGTAGCATGTCAAGGCACTGGTTGGCAAGAACTTCTTGGTAATGCAATAGGTAGAACAAATGTTGACCAACCTAATATTAATCCAATAGATGCAAAGTCAGGCATTGATGCGCCACATAGTCTTACTACTAATACATACTCACACGCAATATTAGCTAAAGATTTATCAACAGGACATCACACATTGTGTAATGGTGTTGTGGTTAATGAAGCTACATTAGAAGCTGATTATACCGCAGGAGGTTACATTACTTTAGATACTTCTTGCACTGCTCAGTTTTCTGAGGATTCAGACAGCGGTACTTTTACTTTTAATCCTACAGGCGGCGGTGCTATGAATTATAATAATCTACCTTTTCCAAGCCCACCTACTAGCGACCCCTTACTTCCAAGTAATTTAACTATAAGTTATTCTACAGCTACAGTTGACGGAATACGTATAAATGATACTGCTGGAAATTACGTAGAAGTTGGCGAACGTTACATGCGTTTCCTTACAGAAGCAGATGCTTTAGATACAGATTACGCACAAAATGCAGATGCTAATAACACACTTGTAGAAAATGGAGTTCTTGATTTAGGAGCTTCTGCTTATGATGCTGACAATAAATTAACGACTTTAGTTGCAGCAATAAACGCACACAGCGGTGCAAGCCCAGCAACTCGAGTTGCAGGTCAAACAGTAGAGCCTCAAAATTTAATGAAAGGAGTTTACAAATTAACAGGGTCAGATGTTACAATACCTGTTGTTAATTCTACAACAACAACTCTTACTGAATTTCCTAATGTTAAAACAGCTTCTTTGAAAATTACAAATAATAATACACCAATACCAGGTAAAGTAGATGGTAAATGGTTACAAAATTACAAAATTGCAAGAGGTAAAGCAGATATAACTTTAGACATTACAATGACTCCAAACAATGAAGATTTGTATGATTTATATGTAGCTCAAACAACTCTTCCATTAGTTAGATTAGATTTTGGCGCAGGCAATGGTTCTATCGCCCTTACAAACGGAACTATAACTTCTTTTACAAGACCACTTACAGGTGGTGCAGAAGTAGTTGATACATTAAGTATTAAGTTCAGAGGTAATGGAGATTACAGAAACTATAGTGCATTTGCAATTAGCGCTGATTTCACATTACAGTAGGTAGGTAAATGGTAAGCACAACAGGTCAATTAGACGCCCCACTATTAGACATAGGAGCAGTCCAGAGAGAATACTGGGAAAGAAAAACTGTCTATTTACCTAGCTTAGAAAAGTTACAAAAACCTAAAGGAATACGTGGTTGGTTCCAAAAAACGCACACACCTGTGATAGTTTTACGCAGGTTAAAAGACTCAGAATGGCAAAGTATTAATGACAAATTTCTTGATTTACGCACAGAATTAGCTAAAGATGCTAATTTATTACATGCTTTGGTCAACAAAGTGTCTGAAAAAGGTCATTTATCACAAGATGAAAAGAAATTTTTGTCAGTTTCTACAAATAAAGCAATGCCAATCTATATTGGCATGCTAGAATTGATGATTGACGAGCCTAAGATGGAATATTCACAGGTTGAGGCTCTTTTAGATATAGTTGACCAGCACGATAAAGACACATTGATGGCTTATGTCAATACACTTACGTCAGAAAAGATGAGTGTTGCACAAGCAGTAGCTAACGAGCGTATGGATGAGGTTGATGGAATCCGCACAAAAATGATGAGGGACTTGAAACTTGGCTGAAGAGTATGTAATCAGTGTTGTTTTAGAGGGTAACGCTAATAGTATGGTTGGCGCAACAAACAAAGCTACTCAAAGTCAAAAAAATCTAAAGAAAAGTACAGATAGTGCAAATATTGCTTTATTAGCAAACATTGCAGTATTTCAAGCGTCAGTTGCAGCTTTGAATCAAGTAAGTGGTGGTTTGAATAAAACTGCTGGAGCATTAGATAAAGTTGGCGCTAAAGATACTGCTAAAGCAGTAAGAGGTGTTGCAACTGCGTTTGAGTTAGTAGCAGGTCCGTTAGAAGTTATACTTGCAGGATTTACTTTTTACATTGTTTTATCAAGTCAAGCCGCAACAGGCGCTATTGGATTTTCTCTTGCTAACTTTACACTTGCAGGGTCATTAGTGGCTGTAAAAACTGCAATGCTTGGAGTTTTAGCTACCTTTGGACCTTTCTTATTGGTAGCAGGTGTAGTATTATTATTAGCAAAACATTTTGATATTTTTGGAAAAGCAGTTGATGCACTTTTAACTCCATTACAAACTCTTAAAAACTTATTAGAGGGCATTGCAGAAGCGGTTGAATTTGTTGAAGGTGGATTTAGTAAACTTGGCGGTACTTTTAGTGATTTATCAGGCGGTATCTTTAACTCGCCAACAGCTCTGATTAAAGGTGGTGCATAATGGCAAGTAATGGTCAACAGCGTTTGTATATTCCACATAGCACTATGCCTTCAGCAGAAGTAGTAGCTAAAACTATACTAGTAGAAGCTGGTAGTACTACTGGAGCAAACACATGTTATGATTATCTAAAATTTGGTTATGATACTACTAGTACTAATTATCATAGAGGTATAATTACTATTAAATTACCTTTATTGGAAGATGTATTTGGCGATGTAACGACTGGTTTGTACAACTCTGATACGCCTGTTGGAGATATAGAAAATATTGCTATTAGATTAGACCCAGGAAATCAAGTTCTAAATTTAGGCAAATATCATATTTACAAGATTAAAAAACGTTACACTCAATACGCTGCTGGAATAAATGGGACTGTCTCATCTGGAGGTGGACATTCTTCAAATCATGTGCAAACTGACTATACTACTTGGAATAGTTATGCAACTAGTGAAATGAGTAAAGATACTGATGTAGATAATCTTGGGTATGTTTTTTGGGACACGCCTGGTGCTTTTGTAAAAGGTATTGCTGTGCAAGGCGCTAGTGGAACTAAAGTGCCTACAGGTTCAGGCAGTGCAGATTTAGACCAATCTACAGATTATGGTCATGGAGCTAATGGGATTATTCATATGTTTAATGTTGAAAATCATGGGTCAGATAATACAATTACAATTCCTTTAAAACCATTGCTTGATGCAGATTCTTTTACTTGGGGAGATACATTTAGATTATTAATTAAACATGAAGGCGCTGTTGACAAAGGCTTTGGCACTTCTGACCAAGACGCAGATTGGGGAGATGAAGCACATTATAATCAACAAACACTTATTTCATGTGATGCAAGTACTTTTGGTGGCACTGTTAGTTCAAGCCTTGTACAGGTTGAAATCATATATCAAGATGCACCTCCTACAAAACCAATCATAAAATTATCAGCAGACCCTATAGATTTTAGAACTCCTATTGTTACTTTTACTACCTTTCCTAGTGATGCAGATATACAAACTGTAGCATTACATCACAACACATCAAACGCATTTACTTTTGATGGTAGTGGTAGTGACGTAAGAACAAACTTAACAAGTTTTAATTCTGAGACTTATCGAGATTTAGAAAGCACTAATTTTTTAAATAATACAGGCACTAAAAATTATTTTTTAACGGCAGTTGCTAGCGACAATACTAGTCACGTACAAGGTAATGTAATCAATAAAGGTCGCATGGCATGTTCTGGAGCAATTGTCAATACAACTAGTATAGGAACTCAAGTTACCTTAACAGTTACAGGCAGCGGTGGGGATTTTTCTGGTAAATTTATTAAGGTTGGAGTTAATTGGGATAGTGGAGCTTCTGATAAAATATCTGATTATAGAATAGTTACACTCACAGAAGAGTCAACAACTGCCCAAATAACGCACACATATGATACTAGTGATGTCTTTCAAGTAAAATTGTTTACAGTAGATAGAGATGGATTTAGAAGTGATAAAACTAATGCTGCAAATAATACAGTTGTAAAACCAATAGGAACTACAGACCGAGCGGCAGTTGCTAAACTAAGTGTAAGTAGAGATACTGCTGTAAGAGCTAGATATGGCGATTCTTTTTCTGTTATTACTTTATCTGGTGCGCAAGGTTATGCTGTCGGTAGTGACAAACGTGTTGGTACATATTTATTCAAACATAATAATGCAAGTGACGCAAATCCACTAACTACAAATCCTTTAGGTAATAATAATGATTCTTTTAATTCTGTAAGTGGTATTGTAAAACTTAGATGTAATCAAGATGGTCGAGAGGGTACTGTTCTGAAAGTATGGGGTTGGTGTTCTGTTGAAGCTGATGGCACACCTGTTGCAGATAACTCTGCTAACTTTGACCACTATGAATGGCAAGTACACTCTGTTAGTCCTAGTGCCTCTGCAAACGTAGTGGGTACACAAGCACAAACTGGTGACCCTAGTGAAGATGTCTATTATAAATCTGTAGAATTTGTAGCCTTAGATGCTATTGATGCTGATGATAATGGCACTGCTACTTCTGTAGGAACAGTCAATAGATATGTTTTAGTTGATGGTGCAGGAAATATAATCAATAGTGAAATAAGAGGAACTGCTAATGATTATTCTTTTGGTGGATATATTACCACTGGTGATATCACTGTTGCTTTCCATGATACTAATAAAACTATCACAAGAAGTAGTGGTAGTTTCTTAACTGATGGATTTGAAGTAGGTGATGTTGTAATGATTGGCGGTATGTTAGAGGATTCTGTAAATAATATTTTTACAAAAATTACAGCACTTACAGCAACTATCATGACAGTTGAAGATGATTTAGAAGATGGAGATGGTAGTAATGCTAATGTAAAAATATTAAAAGCACAAGGACCAACTTTACAAGTCGCATCTTATGATGAGAGTTCTCCTACATTTACACACAAAATAGTTCCAATAAATATAAATCAAAGTTCAGCAGTTAATGATATTGAAAAGGGTGGAGCTGATGCTACCAATAATGCTCCTGTATCTACTGAAGTTACACAACAAGTTATATTTGAAAGTGAAGAATACCACACTTATGATTTTGATACTGAAGCAGATGCACGTAACATATCTATAACAAATGCTGTATTAAGTAGACGTGGAGGCATTGCAGGTGCAATGCCATTGGGTCAGGGCAGGTATCCTATCTCACCTACTAGAACGTCTCTAGGATTGCCTACAATGGCTATTTCGGTACGTGCGCACACACAAGCAGGTTACAGAAAACTTTGGAATCTTATACAAGGTGATAGATATGAGTGGTCAACTATTGATTCTAAAAAAGTAGACTCGCCTGATAATTCGTTCAGGCAGTTAAGATTAAAGATAATTGATGGTACTTTGAATAAAGACCCTTCACTTGCAAATGAATACACTGCTACTCTAAACTTTTTAGTTATTGGTGAGTTGGTTACGTAATGCCTGTACAGAAGGGGCATTTGTTACAAAGCCCTCATGTAGATATTGTTGTTGATGACGTCATATTAAATGATATTGTTTCTATTAGTCTTACACATGAATTAAATAAAGCAAGAGTTTTGACATGTAGGTTTAGAGGAGATACTGCATTACTACATTGTCGTTTAGGTTCTATTGTATCTTTAAGGCAACATATAGGTAAACCCACTAGTGGAGTATTTAGTGATGACAATTCTTTTTTAGGAATTATAAAAAATGTGTCTCCCTCTGATGAAGAGCATCAGTTTATTGCATTTGATTTTACAACATTACTTGCAGAATCTCAATTAATTAATTTTAAAGCTGAAGATTATGTTGGAGAAGATTTGTACTTTGCAGCCGCAAATGCTTGTGATTTCAAATATCATGGAGAAGTTTCTCGTATGGCAAATACTAGTATTGATGTATCAAATCTAAAAAGTGGTTCTGGTGTTTTTATAACAAAAGATATGAATTTGTTTGGTTGGAAAACTCGTAAAGAATTTATTGATGCTTGTTTTAATGAAATGAAAGTGTTAAGAGATGATGCACATCATCCACAATTTGCAATACAACAATTTCATTATGCAATTCATAAAGATAATATTATGAGTTTTTTTGCTCCAGACCCTTTACATAAACAAGCAATACCATCACTTACATTATCAAAAGACAACAATAACATACCTGCAAAAGGAATAGTATCGCAAATAGATACAACTAAATTAGTTAATGCAATTACTGTAGTAAGTAAAACAGACTCTAATATTTATGCACAAAGAGAAAATGCATCTAGTATTGCACGCTTTGGTGTTATATCTAAGTTTATACAATTAGATACTGATGACATAAATGCTTTGGATAATGCTGCTGAAATTATTTTAAGACGATTTGATAAACCATCTATATTCTATAATATTGTTTCTGTTGAACCAACTAATTTACATCTAGGTGATTTGGTAAGAGTTGACTTACCACGATTAAATATTGATGAGATATTACCAATAACATCTATAACCTTAGATATAGGTACAGAAGTACAGTATCAATTCAAAGTAGGAGAAAGAACTTTAACTATACAAGAAGAATTAGAAATAGTTTCTAATCCAACTAATAGATAGAGACACACACCTTTGTTTCCACTGGAACTATTTAGTAAAGTCTCTACAAATTTTTTATAGTTTTTAGAGAGGTACGGCGGCTTATTAGCTATATAAGATATATTCTTACTTATATAATAAAAGTTCCAGTGGAAATGAAGGTGTCTGTCCCTCTAAAAATAACAAAGTTATGGGTTAAACATTTTACTCAAAAATTATTTTTGGTCTAAAAAAGAGATATAACGTTGATTTTCTTCAACGTTAATCGTTTTTGCTTGGATTTTAGTATTCTTTTTATTCATAACATAGCCACAGCGAAAGCATTTCCAAGACTTGTATCTGCTTTCGCCTGCTCTGGTTGTGTAGCACTTAGGACATTTTAATATGTAGTTAGTAATAAACCTCACCACATTCTACACAACATCCTTCAAATAATTCTTTAGAACATGCTGGACATCGTTCAGTATCATCATATCCATATTCAGTAATGCTCATGTTAATCCACTAGCTTACCACATATAATACATTCCCAACCATTGTCGCCACATATTTGAGCTTCGTGTCTACAGTTCATGGTCAATTCTCTTACCAAGATGACTTATTTTAGGCTCTACAGCTTTAGAATGACCTACTATGTATATCATACTGTCATTGTATCCGTAACCTTTTACGCCATGATACTGTCTAGGTCTTTCCCATATCCCTAATCTATTGTGATGATTAGGATGATAGGCTTCTTTCATCTGTTCAAGCCATCGTTTAGCAACAGCTAATGAATTTACTTTTACCATTCTAGTTGCCATTGTTAACTCCTTTCTCAGCATCAGCCATAGCCTCTAGTAACATTATCTTAGATTTATTTCTAATGCGTTTCCAATCCTCACTAAATGTTTTTTCATCCATTGTGATGTCTAATTCTATATCAGCTCTCACTGATTCATATTGTCTAGCAGTGGGCCTAGTAGCCCCTAATTTTATTTTGAGTGACTTTATAATCATGTTTATCACCAAAAGGCGATATGTCCTCCTCTATTTAACAACTTCTATGGGTTAAACAAAAAACTATTCTAAAATTTTTACTAATCCTAAATCAACAAAAGACCGAATAAATGCATCTTCTGAGCTAATATCTATAGCATCTTTATCTACGCCGTAAAACTCAACGTGAATATTGCGCACACCTTTCATATATTGTTGATTATCTACTTCTTCACAAAAAGGATGCCTCATCTGTCTTAGTTCTATGAATCTTTTAGGTGATTCAATATTATATTCAGTGCCGTTTAACCATTCGATTTTTTTCATGTGTGCATTATTTGGGGGGATAAGAGAAAAATTATAAAACAAAAGTGATAAACATGACTTACAAAGATTCTCTTATCCTATCCCCTACTACAAGGAACTGAATATAAACGTGTGCGTTATTCGTTAATTATCTTATCTTCTCTATCTAACCAATTTTTTAGTTTTAAGATGTGTTCAATTCGATATTTGTAACGTTCGCCGTCAGTTACTTTGTCTCTATGATACAGAAGGGCATCATTTAGGGCAAATAAATGCTCTTTAAGGCCCTCTGTATCCAATTCCCATAGTTCGTATAGGAACTTACGTTCTACTAAACTATTCTCTTTCTTCTTTCTTGGCATTTTCTATGTCCTTTTTTGTCTTATACATTGTATCTTTTGCGCTAAGGTATCGTAAAGCTTCAGTAATTCGAATCCACGCAATATCTAAATCGTGTGCGTTATCTAGCGAATCAGTAAGTTTTATGATTTCTTCTGCTATTTTCTCTCCTCTTTTATCTCTCTCTTGTTTCATTCTTTCTCCTTTCTTACTAATGTTTCTTCGTGTATTACATAAATCTCTGCATTATCGTAACATAACGCACACAATCCCATTGATTTATTTATTACATATACTACCCCTAACTTAGTTAGGCTGTCGCCACAGTTATCACAACTATCTGTATAATAGTCTTTCCACTTTTGTATCATTACTCTCTCCCTTTTACAAATCTTCCATTTACTCTAACTCTTTTGTAATGTTTTACTTCTTGACACTTGTTATCTTTCATTATATCCAATCCGTGGACTCTTTCTAAATGTGTTCTCATGTCTGACCTAGTGACAGGTTTATTTTGACAATGAATACATTTATACCAATTCTTATGTCCAGTTTTAGTCTCTTTGGTTATATATTTTACGTTTGGATTGTCTATAAGATACCAGCGTTTGAATTTAGTTATCATTTGTTTGATAAGTTTATTTTTATTCCTTGTCATAGTGGTTTTTTTAGATGTTAATAAGTTCCATTTGTTTTTACCTAAGTTTGCTACATATGGTTGTCTTGTATGAGCCCCATCTATTGAAAATGTGAACGACCTCTCGTTATAATCTCCATAACCTGCTCTTCTAGCCCCTCCAAATCGACTTACACGTGATATATACTTTACTACCTTATGAGGTATGATATAAGCATCAAAATTAAATGGATTGTCTGTTTCATGAAATACCAATGCAACTATGTAATCAATCTCTTTACTTTTGAATTGTCTTTCTGATAATCTAAATGCTACATTTAGACCCTCCCTTGAATCGATGTTCGTGCTTTTAACTTCTATTTTACAATCATTCTCTAAGTTTTGTAAATCATAAACATGATGTTCTGGTGTCCGCACTACATGTGTGTGTAAACTTGCTAGTTTAGCCATTACCAAACACTCTGCTGTAGCTCCTTGGTGTGCTATATCTATTGTTTGTAGTCTATCTTTCATCTATTGAACCTCTTTAGATTTCTTAGACCATGAGCGCCAGTCTCCATAGACCGCCTCCCATGTTACATCTATATCATCAAGATAGCGCACACTGTCTTCATCATATTCATCAAAATTGCGCACACGTTCAGCATGAGTTCGCTTTGGGACCAGGCTGGGTTGCCTGGTTCCCTTTTGCTTTGTGTGTGTTTTCTTGCTTAAGTCTCTCCAGGAATACATAGGTTGCTGCATTTTTCTCAATTGAGTTTTGTGTACAGTCATACCTGTGGGCGTAAACTTGTAGAGATGTCCGTGTTTTGCATCAAAGATATTTCTGAATCTCAGACCAGTAGTCATAAGATGATTGTCAGTTGATGAATACATAAAGTCCCCATTGAATAATTCACCAATAACTAAAGGAGACATTCCATTAGTCCAAAGATACATAGTCTTACCCTTGGCCCATGAAATAGACATAGAGCCTTCTACATGCCCTGCAACTGCATCTATACCCCCGTTCTTTAATGCCACAAGAATGGCCTCAGTATCTACCTCACGCTTTGGTGAAGCATTATACTTACGTAAGACATTATCTTTATTGTAAACAACACCATTATGACATAATGCTAGTTTACTTCCCATTAAGGGATGATTGTTTCTGTTTAGTTCTGGCTTACCATGAGTAGCAGCTCTAGTATGTAACATAACCCATCTTGGTGTTCTGTTCATACCAAAAGCTAGGTTCATACCTAAACTACTTAGTTCGTAAGCCGATTTATCTGTCTTGACGTGCCTAATACCGCTAGGACTTTCATACGCAACGCCTGAAGCGTCGGTTCCTCTGGATTGTAGACTATTCCACATTTTCCTGAGGGCTGGCTTTGCCCACTGTGGGGCGTTTTCTGTATTACCTGTTTGGTAATATCCTCCTATTCCGCACATGTTTATCACTTTTTTATGTTCGAATGGGCTGGTATAATGACCACACTAGGCCCACCCGAGCTAATAGGACATATGACCCACCCTATATAAAGACTTTGTTGCCCTTTTCTTTGATTCCTATGGGTTAAACAAAAACTAAATAAATGTAAAATGGTCAGTTTATAGTGATGACCAGCACTTTTCTCAACATTGCGCACACAGGAATCAATAATCAAAACACCAATGTTAGCTTGCCCGAATGGGGGCGTGTGCGCAATGTCTACCGTTGAAACTTCTTTAAAATCTTATTGATTTTCTTTTTTGCATTGGGCCTTTTGCAGTCGGTCTTTTGCAATATTCATTATGCCACTGTGATAATCCAGCCCATCCGCCTAGTGGATTCTCACAAGCATAACATACCTTTCTTTTCTTTGCGTCTAATTGCTTTTGTTTAAGGCTCATTGTATCGCTTCCCATACTTTAGTTAATACTTCTCTCTCTTTGTGGAAATTAGCGTCTTCTAAAGCAGCCTGTAGGACTACAAAGATGTCTTGCCCATCCCACTTACACTTATGGCTTATATCACGCCCTAACTTCTCTAATTCTTGTTGATTCAAAGGCATTTATTCCACCTCTTCATATTGGTTTATTTCCATTAAAGATATTTGTGTTACTATCTCACCCGTTACTTTATGCCTAAATTGTTTAGGTTTAATGGTGGTTTTAATGCTCTTTCTAAGTAGGGCCTCTAGTTCTGCCATTATCTTAGCTTCAGACATTTAATTCATCTCCTGAGCTAATGCGTCATGAATTTGTTTAGCCATAATACGCACACCGTGAATCGTGCCTGTAATGGTCAAATCACGCTTGTGGTCTGCGCTTCTTTCTAGCTTATTTTCCAAGATATTAACTAAGTTTTCCATTTCTTTGAATACTAAATCATTTATTTCAGATTCACTTAATTTATTGTTTAGTTCTCTTGTTAGCTGTGCTATTATTGAAGACATTTAAAATCCTCCCATATTGCGACCTACGACAGCATAAAACTCATCTGAGCCTATAACTACGTCTACGGCTGTTTCGAATGGGCCGTCTATTTCTTGCTTTTCAGTTTCTGGATGTTGTTCCATGTTTATCACAACCTTAGAGCTACAAGGCACTATATAATAGGCACATATGTCCATTTAAGCACGAAATCAAGAATTAAGGTGTTTCTGTAGCGCATTTTTGAATCCCGATTAAGGTTTTTGGACAGGGTAGAAAATCACTTACAGAACCAATAATATAAATCATAATAACACACACATAAAATATAATTCATAATAATGCACACAACAAAATAATACACACACAAAATAGAGCACACACAAGATAACGCACACAACAGAATAATGCACACGCAAGATAACGCACACGGTGCTAAATGTGTGCAAAAAGTAGTAAAAAACAGTAAAAATCATGATTTCTATGGGTTAAACAAAATCAGCCTATAGCTTTTTCTAATCAAATTTATCAAATCTACACAGTTTCTTTGAGATTCTCTAGGATATGATAACCCTTGAAAACCTACAAAGGCCCTAAATCTCGCTCTATTGACATCTAGCGGACAGATTTGAATCCATCCGCTGAGTCACCAGCTCCGTGCTGGATTATCTGTTGGCTATTGCTGGAAATCCAAAGTTCAAAGCTCTCCTTCTGTAGTACTCTCGGATATTCCTGTTATCATATCCGAATCCTAGGAAGTCCATTAATCCATCAACATCCAAAAGGAAGTCTTCACAGTTTTGGTTCTTATATCTTCTATCCCATGCTCTTGTGGTGAACCTTTCCATAAGCTTAATCCAGTTTAGGATTTTAGTAGGGTTCAAGGTTCCTTGGTGTTGCCTGTATTCGATGGTTCCTCTTGTTTCCATATTCTGAATATTCAAGGTTCTATATTTTCCTCCTCCAATGCTGATTACGGGGTCAGAGTGAAAGTAACCTCCTTGATTATCAGCGAACATTAAGCAATCATATTTTGAGTCGATTCCTGCACGATTTGGGAGATTTGCACAAAACGAATTTCCTCTCCTTGAAGGACTTACAAATGAGTCAAATATAGGCTGAAAATATCGCATATTTCTAGTTATTTCAGCTAAGAATAAACGTGCTGGCTTATTCCTTAGAGCCTTGAATTTTCCCTCATAAGTCGAGGTATCTACACGACGCTTAAAGTGATATTTACCGAGAATATCAAAGTGGATATGAAGGCCAGTATTTCGGTCAACTCGGCAGTATTGCTGAAGTACTGAAGTCATTGCGATTACTCTTCTCTCTATCTTCTTCATACTCACGATTGGCTCACTTACAAATTCCCATATTGGGACTCCATCATCTGAGCTTGTACCGTCGTAAACTAGTTTCCATTCACATCCGTTGAGCCTTCCGCTCGACGTGTGGCGCTGGTCATTGCAGGTTATTCCTGCTGCTGCGATTTGTCTGAGAACGTGGTCAAGGCTGACGCCGTTCTGTAGCTTGCATTCGATTTCAATTCCTATCTTGTAAGACATATTTATCAATCATTCAGGACCGCAACCATATATAAAGAAAAATACAGGATTCGTGCTTGAGGTCATATTATCCTAGCTCCGAAGCAATCCCGAACGCACTTCACAGAAACTTACAGAATTAAGAATTATTTCTACTATAGCAAAAATACGCACACTTAAGCACAAAAGCAACATTGAGCACACCAACTTTTAGCACACATCAAAATATCTCTAAATCAGTGTACAAAATTCTGTTCAGAATAGCACAAACCACGCCAATCCTCGACGATAATCCTCGGGTAATGCAACTTTGCGCCCACGCTCTTTGAAGGGTACCAGCATGTCGAGGGTACGCCCTCTGTGCTAAGGGGGAGTATATCTACAAATTTTCTAAGGTTTCTATTAAGGGGGTCATATTATTTTTTTTTTGGAGTTATGAACGGCAAGGTTATATGTCCCTACTTGGGTGGTGGTGGTATGGTATATTCTAAGAAGAAGGGGTGGCCCAAGCAGTTTGTGCTAAATTGTGGTAGGGACCCTATGAGGAAGGAAGTATTTGCAGAGATGCAGCGTTTGGCGGATGTTGATGACATGAGTTTGCAGGAGGAGATATGGGAAGCATTGCTGATACATACAAGAAGAAGGAAGTTATGAGCCATAGGATGTGGGTGGCGTGTTTGAAGTTGGACATGATAGAGTGGATAGACTTAAATAGACAAGGGGCATATGACCTAGCATGAGTGAAAAGGTTTGGAAGAAGGGCCATGTTTGGACCGAGAAGCATTTGAAGGCAAGTTTGCGTTTAGTTGACGTTAGGAACTTTGCAAAGAGAAAGATGGCGGGTTTGGAGGATGACATACACGATAGTGATTGGGGTCCGATAGGCGATGCGAGTTTGAAGGACTATTTGACGGGCTATTATGCGGCGTTGGATGACTTGACTAAGTGGGTAATGGAGAGTGTTGATGACTGAGGCATTGGATTTATGGATAGTGCAGTTGGATGGTCTTCTTGGTCATGTGCAGAAGTTTGTAGATGACAATCCTATGAAGTATGATGGTAAGGAGTTGAAGGCATACACGACGGGTTTGGGTATGATGGCAGTATTGATGAAGAAGATGATAGAGGATATGTTGAAGGAGAAGGAAGATGACTAATGGCGTGTGGCGTTGTAGGGCTTGTGGCATGGTATTATCTACTATGGAGGTAGAGAAGCACGGCGGTTTTTGCAAGGAGTGTTGTGATGAATAGTTTGCTTGCTATTGTTTTGATGTTTGCGTTTTTTGTTGCTGGCTTTTGGCTAGGCGTACATGCTTATCGGGACCAGTTAAGGAAGAATTTATGAGAAAGAGGCATGCGGCGAGTCAGTTGTTTAAGATGACCTTGTGTGGTCATGAGACGACGTTCCAAGAGTTTCAGAAGATGAAGCAATTAGACCTAAAACATGTTAATTGTAAACGATGTTTACAGGCGTTACAGTTAAGGGAGTTGATAGCAGATGGCGAAATATAAATTAAAGCACAAGGAAGAAGGAATGAAGTTATATCTTGAGGGTAACAGTTTCAATGATGTAGCGACGATAATGCAGGAGCGTCACAAGTTTGTGCCGCCATTGAATAGAGACACAGTACGCAAGTGGAGTGATGCTATGGGTTGGCAGGAGTTGATGAGTGATGTTAAGCAAGAGGTACGAGAGGCGGTTAAGGAGCAGGCGATAACTAAGCATGTGAATCGTTTGGATGAGGTAGAGGAAGTACGTCATGCCTTTTTGGATAGGATGCGAGAGAAGCAGGGTGCAGACATTCGAGGTCATGAGTTTGCAAAGTTGACTGAGATGGCGGAGCGTATGTCCTTGCGTGAAAATGAAAAGCAAGAGTTGGTAGAGCATATCAATGATTGTATAAGTCAGGCTTTGGAAGAAGTCAAGATGGATGAGAACGTAAAACAGCAGTTCCTTTTACGTTACATAGAGAAACTTAGGAACGCAAGTAATTACATATGAAAGAGTGGTTTAAGAATTTAGATACGGTAAAGAGGTTGGCGATAAAGTATCTGAAGGAGTATCCGCACACGAGAGATAGTGATATGGAGTTATATTATATGATTCTGAAGGATTACTATCGTGCAATACCCGCAGATAAGAAGCATAGTGCTTATGTGGAGCAATTTTTGGCAGATTTATATTTGTTGTTAAAGTTTGCACCAGATAAGAGTAGCATAAGTCGGATGCGCAGGAAGATACAGAATGATGATGAGATGTATCAGAGTACGGATGAGGTCAAGCGTATGCGTGAAGAGTTAGAAGCTAAGTTTATAGCGTGGGCATCGTCATGAAGTGGAGATTTAGTTGTCATCGATGTCCTGAGATGTGGGAAGTAGAGCATCGAGTATTGAAAGAGTCTGATTTTATTTATAGTCCTAAGAAAACGGGCCGCCCTACGTTGAATTGTTATACATGTGATAGGCACGGTAAAGTTACGCCGATAATAGGTGACATGGTAGGTAATCGTGGTTAGAAGAAATTACATGCGGGAGCGTGACCAGATAATACACAAGTATAGGGGCGAGACGCAGTGGACATTATGTGGCAGGTATGCAGATAAACTAGAAGGTTTGATGAATGTAATAGCTACTGACAAGGACCATGAGGTAAATTGTAAGCGTTGTGTGCGCATTATGGAGCCGTCTTATGAATAGATACGCAGTTCAGGAGCAGAGAAACGCAGTTTCTAGGTTGTTAAGGACCAGTAACAGGAACAGAAACGCTATGCGTTGGAGTAAAAACGAGACGCCAGAGCATATAGACATGAAATTTGCGATTTGCAAGCAGTTAAAGGAGTGGGGACACGAGTTTTACACTGAAGCGGTGTTTGAACCGAGTGGTTTGAGGGCAGATGTGATAGATGCTGACGCAGGAATCGTGTATGAGGTTGTAAATACGGAAGGAAGTGACTCTATTATGAAGAAACAACACATGTATCCGTTAGAAATACGTGTTGTCAACGCTAATCAGAAGTTTACGAAGGAGTTATTGCTATGAATTACAACTTTGACGAGGATTTGAAGGATGGAAAGAAGGGTGAACAGGTGATTAGGTTTTTTGTCGAATCGACATTAGGACAAAGATACATTAAGGACAACGATACAAGTGCATATGACCTTCTTTTTGAGGATGAAGACATCAATTTGATAACTTACGAGGTAAAAACGGACCTTTGGGAACAGGATTGGAGTAAAGGAGGGTCAGGAAACATGGCAATAGAGTATAAATGCCGTGGAAAGTCGAGTGGCATTAGTGTTACGAAGGCAAAATACTTTGTTTACTACTTGGTAAACGTGTCAGACAAGCAGATTTGGTTGATTGAGACAGAAAAGTTACAGGAATTGTTGTTACGAGAGAAGTTTCCTAGTAAAACAGTAGGAGAAAAGCATTATGACAGCGATGAGAAGGTAGCCAAGTGTTATATGATACCTAGATTTGAGTATAAAGACGAGTTTGACATCTATTCTTTTGATGGAGAGCGTTGGTTGAGGGAATTGGACCAATGATTCGCATAATTAAGGATGGCAAAGTTATAAAAGAGACGCAGGACATGCAAACGTTAGTTCAGTTCATAGATTATTATGATTCTGAGCCAAAAAGAATAGAATTTAGCCTAAATTATGACGAAATCGAAGAAAGGAATCGACGACAAGCTGCTAAACTTAGCGATTAGTGGTGCTTTAAACACATTAAAGAGCACTCCGCTTACTTTAGAGGAGTTTATAGACGATGTTTTGCGTCATTATATGGACATGGAGCCTGGTGAGTATGTTCCTTTAGGTCAGATGCATGCAGAGTGGGCGGATGCTTTTCAAGCAGGCACACATACGTCGATAATTTGCGCAAGGGGTCACTTGAAGACGTCTTGGGGCTTGTCAGCACTTGCGTATCAGATGGCAATGCAGCCAAATTACCGTGCTTTGTATCTTTCGGCGACCTTAGAGCAGGCATGGGACAAACTGGAGCAGTTTGAGGAGATTTGTCGGCGTTCATGGAGACTTAATTCTTTTATGAAATCACAACATGAGGATGACAAGGTAACTTGGCGCAAGGGTGCTAAATATTTTAACAATGGAAGTAGGGTTCACGCTGCAAGTATTGGTAAAGCGTTAGAAGGTCCTCACGTTCACATGATTATTTTGGATGATATTTTACAAGAGTTTCCTAATATGACTGATGAAAAGGTAATTCACTACATAAAGAGAGTTGTAATGCCGATGAGGTTGCCGAAGGCAAAGATGTTATTGGTAGGAACACAGAAGAGAGTTGGCGATGCTACAGATTGGGCTGAGCAGAATACACAATGGAACTCAGTACGTCATCCTGCGTTGTTAGAGGATGGCACTCCACGTTGGCCTGAGTATTGGAATCAAGAAAGGCTTGACAAGGAACGAGAAACGATGGGAAGTAGGGCTTTCGAGTCTGAGTATATGTTAAATCCATTGGACCCAGAGAGTGCAGTTATACCTTACGAGGTTTTGAAGCCTTGTTTGAAAGAGGGTATGAGTATGGGCTTGCCTGAGTCTGGTGATGATTGGTTTGTGACTATGGGTGTTGACTTGGCCGTAGGTATGGACAGTCAGAATGACGAGTCTGCGTATGTTGTTATGGCTTATAATCGAGTTACAGAAGAGCGTAAAATTTTGTATTGTTGGAGTGGTAAGATTAGAGCTAAGGGTGCTGGATGGTTGGAGGCTCAGGTTGTAACGATGAAGAGTTTGGCAGACAAGTACAAGCCTGACAAGATTATGGTTGAGTCTAACGGTTATCAGAGATTGGTTGTACATACGGCAAGGGAGTTAGATGGCATGCCAGTCGAGGGACACAACACTGGAAGAGAAAAACACAAGCATGATGTGGGAGTTCCTAGGATTGCGTTAGCTATGGAGCAGGGCAAGTATTTCATACCGTGGAATAAGGAAGCACGTGAAGGTTCTAAACCAGGTATGAGAAAGTTAGTAGATGGTTTGAGTAGATTGATTTATGGTAAACATGGAAGGCTAGAAGGACATACGCCCGATGCAGTCATGGCGCTATGGATGTGTGAGTTATGTGTGCACGTTTTGGAAAAGAAACGTCTAGTTTTTACACGATGGGATTATATTTAAATTAGGACATATCTCCCTTACAGAAAGACATATATACTAATGAGCCACACTGGGATTCCAGATGACAAGTTCACCCAGCAACGGAACACGAATGGAATTGTGGGGAATATCTGTTGAGACAAAACAAAATTTAAAGACGTTGGCAAAGGTAAAAGAAACGCCAGTATCTAAAATGTTAGAACCTGTTATCGAAGATTATATACACAGGCACCGTCATGTCCTTGAGTCGAGGAGACTATAATGGGAATATTTGACCGATTCAGGAGCAAGCCAGTCAGAAAGACTACTGGCATAGATGCATTCTTACAGGATGCAACTATGGAAGTTTCTAAAGATGCTAGAACTCCTGTATATTCTGGTGTGAGTACAGATACAGCATACAGGCAATCTATACTGCCGCCAGTAGACCAATTTTATTTAGAACAATTAGCTGACAGGTATTCTCATCTTAGGACTGTAATCACTCGTATAGCTTCGCAGTCTGTCGCCAAAGGGTGGGAGTACCACGCTATTGGCAAAGGCGACCCAGAGCAACGTAGAATGGTGGAGAGGTTGTTACGCAATCCTACTAACGGCAGCAGTGACATGACAGGTTCAGAGTTGTTTAAGGCAATGATAAGACAGTTAGAAGTTTTTGATGATTGCTGGGTAAGTATTGTGTATGACAGGGTTGCAGATGGTTCTGGTAAAGTTACAAATAAAGTAGTCAAGGAACTTTGGGTAGAAGATGCAAAGCACATGCGATTTAACGTTGATGAGTACGGTCGTTTCTTAGAAGAAGATAAGTTTGACCCAGTTACTAGAGAGTTTATGGAGGGTGATGTAAATCCACAAACAGGTGTAGAGTTAGAATTTATGGCTTACTTTTATGAAAGCGAGGAAGGTAAGATACCTTTTGCACGTGATGAAATTATACATTTTAACAAGTACAGTGCGAATGCTCGGTTGTATGGGCAGTCGCCAATTATAGGTCTTTCTAAAAAAATCGAAACAGCATTGGCCATAGAGTCATTTCAAAACAAAATCTATAGATTAGAAAGGCCACCAAAGGGTTTCTTAGATGTGCCTGGTCACGATGAAGAGTCGCTTAACAGGTTAGGAGAGTACATTGCAGAAGAGACAAGACGCAATCCTAATTTTATTCCTATACTAAGTAGCAGAGATGCAAGCACTACAGCGAAGTTTGTGCCAGTTATGCCTAACATGGATGAGTTGATGATGCTGCCTTACATGGACAGGATTAACAACGACGTAAACGCATCGTATGGAGTCATGCCTTTAGTTGTAGGACAGATGCAAGGTGTAGGCGGTCTTAACTCAGAAGGCGAGCAGATTACAATATTTGACAGAACTATACGAGAGACACAGCAGTGTGTAGAAATGGGATTCCTAAAACCGTTACTAAAACTTATGCAAATAGATACTTGGAAGATTAGATTTAACGATATAAACGAACGTGATGAGACAAAGTATTTGAATAATATGAATTTAAAAGCTCAGATTATTACACAAATGCAGAACGTAGGTGTAGAGATGGACTTAGATTCTGACGGTAATTTACAGTTGCCACAAGCTCCAGAGGTGGTGCGTCAGGATTTTCGAAACAGTACACAGGAGTCGCAGGAGGCCGAGGAGCTAAAAGAACATCTGGATACATGGAATCGGCAGCTCGAGAACTACGAAGAGTCCTTGTACAAGAACTTAAACAGTTAGAAAAAATAAGAACATATGACGAATTGCGCACACAAGTAGACGATATTGCGATTATGTTAGCAAAGCGCATGCGTGATGCGATTATAGATGACATGGATTTTGCATTTAGAAATGGTTATTCTTCTGCATATGGAGAAATAAAAGGTATAAGTAAAACAGCAGCTAAAGCACCAGACATGAGTCCACAAGATTTAGATGTGTTGACTATGTTAAAAAACGAAGGTGCTTTGTACAATGCGTACAATCAATTTCAAAATTTACTAGTGCAAAAATTAAATGCAACTATTATAGCAGGAATTACGCAAGGTAGCACAATACCGCAGATAGTACAAAACATGCGTCAGGTAGGCATTGGTGAGACATACAAGCTTACAAGAATAGCAAGAACAGAGATTAATCAAATAGCAAATGAGGGTCGATTACGTGGCTACAAAATAGCAGAGCAACGTATGGGGCAACAATTTAAGTATGGATTAATTATTGGTAAAGATAGAAGAGTATGTCCTGCACATCAGGAACTTGCACAAAGACAGCCACGAGGTGGAATGTTTTTAAACGATTTAATTATGTTACAACAAGAAGTAGGGGCTAAATATAGGATGAATTTAAGAGGACATTCTTTATTACACCCTAATCAAAGAACACAACTAGTGAGGATAGTATGAGTAAGATGCCAAAACATATTAAAATACATATATGTAATGCTAAGTACGGTCATCACGGCAACGGGAAGAAAAAAAATGAGCAAACAATGTAAGAAGTGTTTAAGAGGAGCAATGACAGTCCATATAGCGGCTAACGGTTTATGTGAAGAGTGCGAAACAGAAAGGGCTTGGAAAAATGCAAACAGGCAAACTATACTTGCAGCACAACGCAAGCAACGTGTAGATTACTATGAAAAAGCACAAAAATATATAGACAGAAAGTGGAAAGAGAAGTATGGTGACGAACATATAGAAAACGTCAAAATGTATAAATGACAGGAGTAAGAATTAAAAATTCGCCTCGAGTTCAAAAGTTTTTCCAAGAGTTTGGAAAGCATTGTTCAAAAACTTTAAGTTTAAGTTTAAGAGATACGGCAGATGCTATAGAAGCAAAGGCCGTCAAAAACATTATGGAGCCTTATCGAAAAGACACACATGGTAAAGATGGTGGTGCTTTAGATACGGGCCGTTTAGCGTCAAGTATGAGAGGCGTTGTTGAACAAAATGAATACAAATATACAGCAGGTAGTGCTTTACCTTATTCTGCACATATGGAGTTTGGTACAGGACCCGCAGCAGGTAAGCCGAGGTATAGGCCACCAGATGGTAAATTAGGGCCTTGGTCTAAAAGAGTAGGTAAAGATGAAGAGCAAGTAACTTCTAACATATGGACATTTGGTACACAACCACGTAGATTCTTAGGTAGAGCAGTTGCACAAAAAAAAGGTATTTTGCCTGAAAGATTTGCAAAAATATTAGCTAGAAAATTAACTATGGCTGCACAAAAAAACATAAAAGTAACAAGGCGATAACCAAATAGCGCACACGATGTGTGCGTAATGTTGCAACCCGAGTAAATATTTTTCTTTTTATATCGCCTCATGTGTGCGTTATTTGTGGCAGACGACAGTAACACAGGTTGGAAAGTCTACCGACCTGAGTGGTATAATGACAGAGTAATGGAGACATACATCTCCGCTCCTATCGTCGATAAACAGAACGATATGATACCCACAGATACTATCAAAGAAGCTATGGATTTTTACATGCGCTATGGCGTATATTCGTACCGTCATGAGGAAATGCCAATCGGACTTCCCCTGGCTTACAAAATAAAAGACGGTAAAGTTAAGATTAGAGTAGGAATACACAGTAAAATCGGCATGCATGACAAAGTGTGGGGCGAGATTAAGGAGTACGGTCCAACAGGAGCAAGTAGCATACGTGGTGAAGCCACAAAACAAGAGAAGGTTTGTCAATCAGAAAACGACTGCCACAATCGTATAAACGAACTTTCTCTTTGGAGCATATCTTGGGTTGGTGATAATCCTGCCAACCCAGAGGCAAAAGTCACAGATGTTGCAATGGCTAAATCTAAAAGCGTACAAGTTAAGCTTGATGAGATAGAAGGCATGGTAGAGAAAATTATAGAGCGTAAAAAAGGCAAATACTGTTTGTACGCTAAAAAGGACCGAAAGCTTCTGGGCTGCCATGATACCAAAGCAGGAGCTATAAGGCAGGAAAGGGCCATACAAGCAAGAAGATACAGTAAATCAGATGTACTGAATGAGATAGTATCTAAAGTAGAAAAATATAAGATACCTAAAGGCGTTAAAAAAGAAGCAATCACAGGTAGAGAACTACGTAAAGAGTTTGGATATGGTGGCGGTAAAGTTACAAAAGCAATAAACGCACATTTGATTAATAAAGAATATGTAAGTTATTCAATGGCAATGAAGATTCACAAGTATTATAGAAGGCATGAGAATGTAGACCCACAAGGTAAGAACTTTGAAAATAAGAAAAGACCTAGTAAGGGTCTAATTATGTGGAAGATGATGGGCGGTAATGCAGGTCACAGTTGGAGTAAAAGTTTACAAGACAAAGCTAAAGCAGACGACCCTAAGACGCCAGCAAAGCCAAGTGAAAGACGTAGAGGTAGCGATAAGAATCCAAAAGGTACAGCCAGTGGTCAACGTGGCGGAATCAAGTTAAGTGAAGCAAATATTAAGACACTTAAGAATTATATTAAAGAACATAATGAGAAAGTAGGAGATGCAAAAGGTAAGAAAGCAAATCTAGGCGCATTGAAAGCTGTATTTCGTAGAGGTGCAGGTGCATTTTCTACAAGTCATAGGCCTAGTGTAAGTAGTAGAGACCAATGGGCGTTAGGCAGAGTTAAAGCATTCTTAAAATTATTAAGTTCTGGTAGGCCAGCAAATGCAAAATACACTACAGATTACGATTTATTACCAAAAGAACATCCTAAATCTACTAAGAAAGAAATGGAAACAGTAAAAGTCAAGCCACCAAAAGGACATCATTGGATGGCATACAAAGATGGTCCAGTACTTATGGTAGGAGACTATGCGCCACATGACGGTGCAGTAGAAGAGTTTGAATTTGAGGTAATAGAAGAGCATGACGACTCAAGACTTGCTAAAGCAGAGTATCAAGGCCGCAAAGTAGAGCTTAACAAACCACGAAGATTGTCTGGAGATAAGAAAAAGTTTGGAGTTTACGTTAAAAACGAAAAAGGAAATGTAGTACAAGTTAAGTTTGGCGACCCTAACATGGATATAAAGCGTGATGACCCTGACAAACGTAGACAGTTTAGAGCAAGACACAACTGTGACAATCCAGGTCCAAAGCACAAAGCAAGATATTGGTCTTGTAAAATGTGGAGTAAACGTAATGTGTCAGATATAGTAGGTAAAGCAGAATGTCCGCCAGTAATAAAAACTGAAAGGCTTAAAAAAACAAATCAACATTTAGATGACATAATGCGTATGATTAAGTTTGGTACATTTTTACAAAAGAAACCTAAAAGAGAAGAAGAAGGAGCATCAAATCAACCACCTGGCGCTTGGATGGCTAATTGTAAACTCGCAGCAAGAAAGCTAAGTGGTTTATCAGGAAATAAATTTACAGGAACTAGAGCCGTAATAAGAGATGAAGCTGCATGGTGTGCAGAATTGTATAGAAACCCTGCTGCATATAGTAAGCCGTACAAAAGGCCAGACGGAACTAGCGGAACTACTAGTGGGTTCAAACTTAGAGATGCAGTAGGGCGTGCAAATTTCAAGCCGTAAACAGAATAACGCACACAAACCCGAGTATTTTTAATTGTTTATATAGGCAGTGCCGAATAACGCACACATGAGCGCATGCAGTTGTGGAGGCACACATGAGGCACCTACCGAATCAGAAGAAATGGTAGAGGCCGAAAAAAGTGAAGCCTTGAACGAGCCAGTTATGGAATCTGATTTAGATAAATCAGAGGAATTATACAAAGATATGGAAGCCACTCTTGGAAAACTTAAGGAAATCATGGCCTATCTTGAAGAGATGAAAGACGAAAAGATGGACGAAGAAGAGAAGATGGAAGAAGAAGAAGAGGAAGAAGAGGCTGAAGAAGAAGAGAAGATGGAAGAAGAAGAAAAACAAGAAGAAGAAGAAGAAGAGGAAGAAGAAGAGGAAGAAAAAGGAGACTACAAAGAAAAAGCTTCTATTGATGAACTTCACAAATCACTTACAACATTAAAGAAATACGGTATTAACGTATATTCAGGTAGCAGGAAAACTCCAGCACCAAAGAAAATTGACACTCCCGCAGTTAATGAAAAAACCGATTGGTTTAACTTTTCCAAATCATTGGATGAAGTTGCATACATGAAAGGAGAGGAAACAAAAATATGAGCACAGAAACAAGTTTCGAGGAATATGTTAACGCTTATTACGGCGGGACATTAGGTATCTCAAAAAGATATGGAATAGAAAAAAGCGCAACTGAATTAACAACAGGCGACTCAGATTACTTCAATGTAATGTTTGGAGCATCTGTTTTTAATCAGCTAAACACTAGGTCAGAAGTATTTAAGCTTCTAAACAAAGAAGGTTGGACGCAATCTGGATGGAGAGTTATGTACCAAAGACATGCAAACACTGCTGGTAAAGCAGAAGGCGATGCACTAGGAACAGCAGACCAACCAGAACTCAAAGAAATGAGTGCAACCATCAAAGAAGTTACAACTCGCTGGGACACAACAACCAGAGCAGAGTTACTATCTGACGCAGATGACGGTATCAAAGGTCTAGCCGCTTTCTTGAGAAAAGAAAACGGAGAAGCACACGCTTTCTTCCTAGACAAGCAGTTACTAGCTTCATGTCACGATGGAGACGCTGACACGATTGCACAAGATGACGCTAACAACAACATGGAATCGCTTGACAGAATGACTACTTCTACAGCAGGAGTAACAGCAGACGGCGACTATGATGCAAACATTGAAGATATATATGGTGTAGACAGAAGCGCAACAGGATTTACAGAGTGGATGCAGCCAGCAGCTATGATTCAACACAGTTCAGCAGGAACTCCATCAGCTCTTGAAATATCAGACTTAGATGATTTGATTAAAGCATCTTTAGAAAACGGTGCAAACTATCAAGATTTGTATTTCTTAACTGGTCATGATACCTTATATAACATAAAAAGTAAATTAACAACTTTGTCAAGCAGTCTAGGACAATTTGACATCAGAGCACAAGGTGCAGCTTCATTAAATGGAGTATCTGGTGAAGCAGGTTTGAACTTTGACACCCGTGTAGGTTACTATGACGGAATACCAATTTTCGTATCACAACACGTTACAAAAGACTCAGCATCTAAAATTTACTTGTTAGACAGAACTGCAATGGCTCTAAGAATTGCAGCACCAACAACTTATGTTGCTAACGAGAACTTAGCTGTAACTAACGCATTGAAGAAGCAATACGCTTTCATCACTGCTGGTGAGTTAATCATATACAGATTTAACACAAGTGGACAAATAACTGACTTGAACCTAGCTTAGATGAGGTATCTTAAATGGCAAAATTTAGGAATCTCAATCCCGTTGGCACTACTGTTGGCAGGCGCCACGGGGGCAGGTTATTTGTTGGCAAAGGACAAGTCATTGAAGTCGAAGATGCCGAGTTTATTGAAAGATTACAAACTCGTGGAGACTTCGAAGAACTTGAAGAAGTCGTTAAACACAAGGCTGGTGCAGGGATTAAGACTAACGTCAGGAAGCCTAAATCTAGCAGCAAACCTGCTAGAAAGTCCAAGCCTAAAAAAGAAGTAAAGTCTAAAAAGCCCAAAGGCCTTAAGAAGTCTAAGAGGGCAGACTAATGGCAAATTCAAGTGTATTAGGCGATACGGAAAACAAAGTACAAGCAAAACGTTTAACAGGTGGTAAACAGACTCTAAATGTGTTAAATAACGCAGCAGAGTCTTTGTCTACTACTTATGCGATTGTAATTGACCCTGTTGATGTTACGGCATTTGACAGGATTGCAATACAGATACGAAATACGCACAGTGCAGCTTATACTACACAGGTATTTGGTACCTTGTTTGGCGGTCCTTCTGCGCCTTCGACAGGAGCAGCCGCAGGAAGTCATTGGGCGCAAATAGGTGACGACATTACAACAGCAGCAACGTCAGGAACTATCAAGACAATATCTACAACTGGATTAAAACAAATCTGTGTTAGAATTAAATTAGGAACTGGAACAGATACTTTAGATGCAGGAAACTGTATAGTGTTTGCTCAGGGGACCATTTAGTGAATGGCAGTTACATCCTCTGGTGATGGTAACTTTTCATCAGTTATAACAGGCGGGCTTTCAGTAAATGATGATGTCATAATAAACCATGATGTCACATTAGATGGACCAGCTCCTAATGTAAATTCATTAGTAATAAACTCAGGTAAGACACTTACTGGTGGCGGTAACAAGATTACCCTTGACGGTGAAAATG